CGATACAAATATTCAGTTGTCAATGCACAACCGTGTTGAATCAACCATGCAAGATTGTTGACATTCTTTGATGCCCAAATAGTGCATGGGTGATTACGGAATGCACCCTTCTTAGTATTATAGGGCGTACCGTCTTTTTTGTACAGTACACCCCAATCCAAATACCACTTACTGTAGATGATAGACAACATCTGACAGCACTCTAGTGGCATTTTCACGACATGTTTATCAGGAAGGACCAGTGCCGACTTTCGAGGCGATTGGTCTGTCACAAATATGTTCATAATGAGGAGGTGTGTAATGATCGTTCCAATGGCGAATATTGCCTGCAACGATAAAAACATTAGTCACCACTAATTGTAACATGATAAATGATCTGATACCACAAATAGCATTATCATATTTTTTAGTGGTGGAATCATTAAAGGATCCGAGAGCATACTTCCAGATCCTCCATATCTTAGTCATTCCAAGTTAGATCAGGTTCTAGAGCAATGTAATATGTAAGATCATATTCCGAAGACTTGAACTTAGAAAGAAGTTTCTTAGAAATAGACACATCATAAGTTCCAGGAACAATCTTGATGTTTTCCACTTTGAAGTGGAGAGAGAAATTCTTCTGAGTTTCACCAACAACGATAGAGAAATCGTTAGAGGTATCGTTACGACGATCATGTACCATCAGTTTAATTTCACCGTCTGCTCCAATAACAGAGAGGTCGGTCAAATGATAAACAGATGCAGCTTTAAGAAGACGATCAAGTTGAGCACTCTTCAAAGTGAACTCAACATCCACAGATGGGAGGGTAATAGATTTCTCAGGAGGAGAAACAATCACACTAGGATCTGCAAAGAAATACTTTGATCGTTGGCGACCTTCCTTGATAGTCACATGACTTTCGCCAGTGAAGGTAAGGTCGGGATCTTGGAACAGACTAAGAGAATTCAAGAACTGTCCGAGATCATAGATGCCAAACTCTTGAGGAAGGTCCTCATCAATGTTGGCTTCTGCCAGGATGTTTTTCATGACAGAAATAGTGCGAAGCTTTGTACCCTGTTTGAAAAGAATCGACTGGTTGATGGTCGAAAAATTACGAAGAAGGTTGATAGTACTATCAGAAAGTTTCATAAGGGGTAGACTTTTGTTCACAGAGGCCAGAGAAGTGGTAAAGAAGGATACAATAATGTACTGCCTTCAGGATGTCAAATTTAGATTTCCCATTCTTCTTACCGAAGCGGGAGAGATACTTGATAGCATTAGATCGGCAGAAAGCTTCTGCATCACCAATACCTTCAATCAAGTCAAGGGTTTGGGTTTGTGATTCTTTAGAAGTATAATGTGCATTATACGTGTTTCCGAGATAATCACGAATCTCTTTAAGAATTACATCTTCATGATACTTCCAAAAACCATTTTCGTTCTTGGGAGTTTCGGGAAGATCAGGCGATTGAATTACTTCTTTCTTAGTATAATCATCACCAGGGCGGCGGCGAGTCACAGTTTTACCTCCATCAGGTGATTCGTAAACCCAGTTTCGATCTGGGAAATGATGTGCATAGGCATCATCAATATCGGCTTCAGTAGTGAATGGGCCAGGAGTATATTCATACCCACCATTTTCTTTTACCCAGTCACTTGCCTCTTCAGCAGAACTAAAATTATCAAACGAGATAACATCTTTTCCATAACTAGAAAAAGTATCTACAGGTTGAGCTGCAGCAACACCAGAAAAATCTAGACTGATAGAGTCTGGGGCTGGAGGTGCAGGATTACCAGTCAAGCTGAATCCATCTTCTTTCCAAAACTCCTGACTGGGATCATCTGCCGAATATCGTTTGATAGGAACTTTAGCGCTTTCAGGGATTAGTCCATGATAGTAATCAGAAACGTCTACACCAGGGACTTTTTGTTCTTTTTTCTTCTTGCTCATGATTGGGTATTCATCATCAAGTGTGCCATTAATAACATCATAAAGTAGTGACCATGCATTAACCATAACAGAAAAGGAAATCATTTACAAGTGATTCTGCCTTTTCTTCTCCAAATTTATTGGAAAGGTAACCACCGACAGGATCTAATTTACGCATGTACTTATCAAAATCAGAGTAAGTACTATGCATAATATTCTTACTCGGTTTCTTTGATTCTAACATGTCTTTGTAAACAGTCAAGTATTTTTTGAACATATCAAGATGTTCATCAACTTCAGACATCGTACACTTAGCAACGTAGATGTTTTCGGAGAAGTGATTGCCTGGTTCAAAAAATCTGTAGTCTCCCTTAGCAATAGGAAGTTTGTCATTAGATAACAAATAATGTTCTACAGGATGTTGAAAGTCAAAAACAATAATAACTTTCTTCTCAAAGAATCCCATTAGATCCATCCCAAAACAAGGAAGGTTTTCACCTGTTCTGGGATAGATGATGTTGTTGTAGATGCAGGATTTTTCATCCCAAATCTCAACTTCCCTAGACTTGTTTATATACTTGTCTTTAGGAGTTCCATACAACTTGGCGGTGAGAGAGGTTCCTTTCCCCTCCCACTCTGCCCAAGTTGAGTGGTGGTAAAGTTCAGGAAAGGTATCAAATACCGCTTCCTTCCAGTTTTTCCACAGATTCATTCTCGGGGTCTCCAAAATTTACGTCAGCATCAACCTTGTCATACAAGTCAAGGAAGGCCTGTTTAGTTTCGTCATCGAAACGATTCACACAAACCGCAATGGACTTTGCTTTGTCCTTCCAGATTGAGAAAGCACGAACAATGTGAACAAGACGGCGTGTGGAAATGACCTCTTCAACACCACCATCATAGAAGGTCTTACGGATGATGTCTGCCCAGTCTACAAGACGCTTACAGAAGGCAGTATCATCACAGAGAGACTCAAGGATCTTCTGTTCGGTTTTGGGAGAAGGATAAGACTGTTCAAAGGTAACAGGGAATCGTTCCAAGAATGCTTCGTTCAGAACGTTAGTACCGATGAATCGTCCGTCTTCAGATCCTTTACCCTTAGTGTTAGCAGTGGCAACTACAGTGAACCCAGGGGCAGGTTGGACGAACTTACCAATCTTCTTGAGGAAAACACCCTTACCTTCCAGAACAGATTGCAGACACAGAATCTTGTTAGAAGCAAGGTCGATTTCATCTAGAAGCAGCACAGCTCCCCTCTCAAGAGCTTCCACCACGGGTCCGTTATGCCAAACAGTGTTACCATCAATAAGACGGAAGCCACCAATAAGATCATCTTCGTCGGTTTCAATGGTGATGTTTACACGGATCAGTTCCCTATTTAGTTGTGCGGCAGCCTGTTCAACACTGAACGTTTTACCGTTTCCAGACAGTCCAGTAATGAACGCTGGATAGAAGATACGCGATTGAAGAATCTTTTTGATATCTTTGAAATTACCAAACTGGACGAAGTTATCATCTTTAGCGGGGATAAGGTTTTGTTCAACGGGAGGAACAACAGAGGGAGATTGGAAGTTTTTCTCAAGTTGTTCAGCAACAGTCAGGTTCCACTTACCAATACCATTCTTATAATCCTTGAGGCGTTTTTTAACAGTAGCAAGAGAGCAACCGAAGTGGTCAGCGGCATCAAGAAGTTGAGGAATACCAACTTGCTCGCCGTTGTTGTTAGAAAGATAGTTAACGAGGTCGTCAGTGGTCACAGGATGTGGAGCGAAAGTCATGTTTGTTTGTTGTCTATGCACTTATTATAATAGAAAAACCCCTTCTGGGAAGGGGCTGTGTGTCACTTATTGAACTGTCTATTGAATGATTTGAAGTCAGATTGCAACTGTCCTGTATTCTCTACTGGTTCGTCGGGATCAACGTATCCAGTGATACTTTTCCAGTCATTGTGCATTGCTTGAAGGAGCCAAGAAGAAGAAAGACTGTCTGGACCCTGTTCCAACAATTCACGTTGTCGTACAGTCAAAGTACCAGCTTTGAGATCAAGGTATTCAGATCGCCAGTTTTTATCGTTCATAAGTAAATGTTTTGTTTTTGATTTTGGTGTCCATTTCGCCAGTGCGGCCAGGTTTCATTTTACCTACCTTGACGTTTTTGCCTTTACCAGGCCATTGACCTTTGGCAGTTCCTTTAACAGTGGCTTCACCGCCACCTTTCCTCTGAATCAGTACACCATCTTGGTTATACTTCTTACCGAGTTTTTCAACTGCCTTCTTGAACTTTCTCTTACCTTTTTTACCAGAAGAAACTACATAAGATTTTTCGGATACCTTCCTCTCGTCCTTAGTACCTTGGTTTTCAGTCCACCTACCCTTAACTTTAGTAGGGCCTGGTAAACCTGCACCACGGATATCCTTGGCGAGTTGAGCAGAACGTTTTTTGTTTTCCTTTTTAGATTTGTCTCCACGTTCAGCAGAAAGGACGGCAGTGCCGCCTTTCTTAGTCTTTCTGTGGAGTCGGTTTAGACTACTCTCATCTAGATGGGAATAGCATTCTACCATGAAATCTTGAAATCTTTTCATTTCACTCAGACTTTTTTTAGTATTTAGTCTAAGCGATGAGTTGCATGAACTCACCGAGAACTTTTTTGTTCATCTTCTTAGCATTAAGAGACTTTTTGAAAGCACTTTTGATTTGGGATTTGGTTGCATCCTCCTGAACTTCAAAGTCTGAAGTCTGGGAAAGTGTGGATGAGTTAAGTCCAAAATACTTGTTGTACCCAACATTTGTCAAGGACAAAGATTTGTTCCTTCTCCACTCTTCCATAACCGCAGCACACTTATCATATTCCCAATAAAGATACTTGCGGACGAATCCACCTGCCTCACGTCCATCCATAACACGGATACCAATGAAGTTACTCTCAGGAAAACGATCACGGAGTTGACGGAGCAAAGCAGTAGTCAGTTCATGATAATCATTTTCAACCTTATAGGTTCGTCCAGTCTGACGATCACGGATGAAAGTAGTGTTGTACATGCAAGTACGTTGTCCAAGGTAAGGTTCTCCTTCCTCATAACGAGGTTTGAAGACCACGTTGTACTTGAGTCCTTGAGATTCACCATCAGTAAGAGTGATGACCTGCAACTTCTGGACGTTGTGACGCTTCTGGAATTTAGGAATGAGAGTACTCAATGTAATCAAAGCCTCATTCAAAGGAGTACCAGAAAGACCACAAGAGTTAGGCCACTGGAAAGCACAATCATACCTACCTTGAGGATCGATCGAACTAACTAGACGCCAGAAGGTTTTCAGTTGACGATCAATCTCAACATTACGAACACTACTAGTGAGAATATTCATAAGATTGAAAGTAGATTCAACCTCAAACTGATTCTCTTCGCGAGAGTGATGACGTGGAGGAGGATTAAACCTACCGTACTCATCAATGTTCTTGTCTCGACTGTACCAATTGTTTGTAAAAGCATAGACATCAAAGGGGATGTTTACTTTCTTACAGAACCAAACAAGATTACAAAGTTGTTTGTAAGTATCCAAAAGAACATTACTCATGGAACCAGACCAGTCAAGGATAAAGATTAGTCCGTGATTCTTACCCTCAGCGAGAGTAGTCACTTTCTTGAACAAGTCTTCATTGTATCGATAAGTATGTAGATTAGCTGTATCGAGAACTCCAGTCCGACTAGTAGTAGCACGAGCATAAGAGTCTGCGGCTTTACGGCACTCGAATTCTTTGACGAGGTAGTTGACTTCTTTTTGTGCGGATCGTTTGAATAGGTTGAACTTTGCATCAGTAGCTGTGAATGGATCATCAAGACCAGCAACAGTGAACTGGTGAGTAGTATCAGAATAAAAAGTGTCTAGTTCTTCATAGAACTCTTCATTAGAAACAATAACAGTATCCAGATTTACTTTAGGGACCTCAACGTAGGCAGGATCCTCACGGCTACTAGACTGTTTACTACTCAGTTCTTCAATGTTCTCTTCTAGGTTCTTGTCAGTGACTGTATCAAATTGATCGCCACCCTGATTAGAACTCTGAGGTTGATCTTCATCATCCCAACCAGGTTCTGGATCTTGAGTATCACCTTTGTCTCCGTCAACAGATTGTTCTGTAGGTGCAGGAGAAGGAGTTTGATTTTGAGAAGGAGTGTCTGACTTCGGATTGTTAGGAAGTTCAACTTCAACCGTTTTCTTATCCTCTTCCTTACGCTTCAGGAACTCTGCAATATCAGAAGAAAGTTGAAGAGCTTCATCAAAAGTATTTACTTTAGATGCTCTGATAACAAAAGGTTTCTCATCATCACTGAAGGAAATTTCAGAAAAATTACCAATCTTATAGTGGAGATTGATACGGTCAACAAAACTCAGAAGGTCAAGGTTTTCACCCTCGATACCAAAGAAGTCTTGGGTATCAAGATCGCGATATCCATTGAAGAAAGTCCTAGCGAGTCCAGGGAACTTTTGTTTCATCAAACGTTCAATGCGAACATCTTCGATGACATTTACAAAACTCTTAGGAACATTTGGATACTTTACGGTCCAATCTTCATTAGGTGTGAACAGTGCGTGTCCAACCTCATGTCCCACCAGAAGGTCGTATACGACGTTAGAGGCACGTTCCCAGAGTGGAAGGGTAAGAACCCTCTTATCTACGTCGAACGACGCTGTGGAGACCTGTCGGTTCTCGATGACGAGATCTTCAGTTGCCAGAAGTTTGGCGAGTTGTCCTTTTACTTCGTAATTGACCATTGTGTTCCTGTCTATGCATCTATTATACACAGCATGTGACAGTTGTACCCCACCAGTGGGACACTAAGTCAACTGTCACATCATCTTAGAAAATCCGTTTATCTTTTGGAACGTAATCAAATTATCAAATCTCTCCGTAAGGTCTTCTGCCTTATGGGTAATCAGGAATATATTCGCGTCCTTAATAATATATCTAATAATCTTCACAAACTCATCCGTTCCACCACCATCAAGAGAACTATCAAAGATCTCGTCAAGAATCAATAGGTTGGTAGAAGAAGAGTTCTTCATCCTAGCAATATCTCTCCATGTGAATAGAAGAGCAAGGTCAATACGCATCTTCTCACCTTCAGAGAAAGACTCGTAACTGAACTTATCATAGATAGGAGACTTCACCGTCTCTTTGAATTCTTCATCCAGAGAGAAGTTGATATAGAAATCCATCTGTTGCAGATAATAATTTATCTGCTTGTTCATTACAGGTAGATACCTTTTAATAATTTTAGACTTGACACCAGTATCCTTCATCAGGGAGTGAGCAAACTCCAGATAAGATACGTCTTCAGTAAGGGTAGATTTCTCGGTCTCAGCAGATTTTAATTCACTTTGCAACCTCTTGAGTTGACTTCTTTCAGCATTTCTATTCGCAATTTGGTCGGAAGTTTCTTGAACTTCTGATTCCAGATCTCTGATTTGTCTTTGATACTCAAAAATTCTTGTATTGTTGGTCGAAATGTCATGCGTTAGGGTTGTGATCTGCTTGGAGACCTCTATAAAACGTTTCTCTTTTTCTTGTTCTTCTTTTATAGATTTTTTGAGATCAACGTAAGCGGAATTAATTTCCTTTACTTTACTCTCGATTTCTC